CATGTTTTTCAAGGATTGCATTAAATAATACATAACATTGTTATCGTATTTAATTAAATATTATAACATTGTTATCATATTTAATATGATAAAAGCTATTGACAAAATACGGCCATTATGCTATAATACATATAACAAGGGAACACCACTTAGAGTGTAGAAAGGTTTATAGTATGATTTCAGGATATCTAGATCATGTTTTTGAAACTGAATTGGCTGAATTATGCAGTTACAAGAACTGGGTGTATAATATTGATTATTACACACGAACTGTAATAATAATTAAACAGTATCGCGTTTTGGCAATGCATAGATTAGATTATTTAGAGAATTATAATATGTTGAAGGATTTACCGAAAGCCATTGAAATTACCATCGAATCGTTAGACGAAAGATGGTTTCATGCGTGTGATGAACGGGAGAAGATGGCTAAGTTAAAAGCATTTTGTATTTATTATGCTCTGCCAAGTCCAATACTTTGTAATGATATAGTTTCGATAAAATGGTATGAATTGGAAATTAAGATGGATATATCTCTATCATTAAAGGATATGATAGAATATATAAATAAAATTATTAAAAAGTGAGGTATTATCAATGGCAAACAATTTCTTGAAAGAATCAATGCTGAAGGTAGCACAGAGAGAGACTTCATTGTCTCGTCTTATGGAAGGACGGGAGAAAATTAAAACTGAGGATATTATCAAAAAGTATCCTAATGGCGTTACACTTACAGAGTTTGACTTAGTAACTATTGACGATAGTACTTTTCCGGTATTTGCATTTGCCGAGAACGACAAAGAGTGTTTTTTTGGAGGTCATGTGCTTACAAAAATTGCCACTGGGTGGGTAAAAGCATGCGATGGAGATGTGGAAATAGCATCTGACAATTTGAAGTCCTGCGGGGGAATTAGGGTTCAATTCGAGCTTAGCAGAACTAATAAAAATAATAATATTACATTGGTCAAGGTGTTGGGATAAACCAACACCTTGATAACGAAAGGATGAAGTTATATGAATAATTTAGAAAAAGAAGTGAGAAGTTCGGTGGGTTATTATTGTAAAATATTTAGAAAGGATATGGGATGTACGCAAAAGGAAGTTGCTATTGCAACAGGAAAGTCAAGAAGACTTATTTCTCATTTTGAGCATGGTGGATCCGATAACATCAATGTTTTTCTGTGGTATATTGTTAATGGATTGTTTAATTATTATGGTGAAGATTTATTTGAAGAAATATATGCAATGAGGTATTTAACTGACCATATTCAAAATTCTGAACATAAATTAAAAAAGGTGATATCGAAATGATAACTTCTGAGATTCTAGATATAAGTATAGAAGATTTTCTGAAACTTGATAAAAAGACATTATCGAAATATGTCTCACAATTAGCTTCAACTGCCAATAAAAGATTAAAACGACTTGAATCTGTTCAAGGTGGCGTGTTATCTCCTGCTTATTCAGCCATTGAAAGAAGTAAGGGGGGGACACATTTTTCTGCAAAAGGCAAGAATTTAAATGAATTGAGGGGCGAGTTTACCAGAGTTTCGCAATTTTTAAGAAATAAAACGTCGACTGTTAAAGGATGGAAAACTACTTATAGCGAATTTGGAGAGAGAATAGGTATATATTTAACACCCGAAGAGACATTGTTGTTCTGGAATGTATATAATAATATATTAAAGGATTATCCGGACTTGATAGGTAAATTACATGTAAGTTCAGATGAATTGCAAAGAACAATAGGACGTTTTATGTACTTTGAAAAAAATCCTTCAGATATTATAGAAAAAGTTAAGTCGTGGTTGGCGGAGGAATATGATGAGCGTATCGAAGACATTTCATACATCTTTTCCGATGACGATTTTTTCGAAGGAGGGGATTTTTAGATATAATAAGGAGTCATTTCATTTACTATTAAAAAGCTGTTTCTTTGAAAAAGTTAAAGATAATAAAAAAATATCGTATTATAATATACCATGTGCGTTTGATATAGAAACAACATCATTTATTCAAAATGAAGAAAAATATGGTGTGATGTATGAATGGACATTCGGCATAGATGATTATGTAGTATATGGACGTTATTGGCAGGAATTTATCGAATTGCTGACTATTTTATCAGAAGAATTAAATTTATGTGATAAACAAATACTTGTTTGTTATGTTCATAATTTATCATTTGAATTTCAATTTATTCGTAATTTAATAAAATGGAATAAAGTATTTGCGGTAAAAGAGCGGGAACCTGTGCGTTGTCTTTCAGAACTTGGTATAGAATTTAGATGCTCCTATAAATTGAGTGGTTATTCGTTATCTAAGGTGGGTGAGCATTTAACAAAATACAAAGTACAGAAGATGGTAGGAGATTTGGATTATTCACTATTAAGGAATTCTGAAACAGTTTTAACAGAAAAAGAATTACAGTATTGTGAACATGATGTTCGTGTGGTCATGTCATACATAAGAGAGCTAATTGAGCAATATGGTGATATAACAAGAATACAATTAACAAAGACGGGATTTGTACGCGATTATTGTCGTAAAAAATGTTTCTATTCAAATTTGAAAGGAGTTAAACGGTCAGATAATTATAATAGATATCGTACATTTATCGAATCAATGAAATTAACAGTAGATGAATATGACCAATTAAAAAAAGCTTTTACGGGAGGATTTACACATGCTAATAGTTTTTATAGTGGTAAAATATTATTTAATGTTGCTTCCTATGATTTAACATCTTCATATCCTACTGTAATGCTTTCAGAATTATTTCCTATGTCGTCCAGTGAGAGAGTTAATATAAAAACACAGGCAGAACTAGAATATAATTTAAAAAATTATTGTTGCTTATTTGACTGTGAATTTTATAATATACATTCAAAAACTGAGTTCGAAAATATATTGTCTTATTCAAAATGTAGAAAAGTTCAAAATCCAATATTAAATAATGGTCGTATATATGTTGCTGATTATCTGGTAACAACATTAACGGAAACCGACTTTAAAATGATTCAGAAATTTTATCATGTAGACAAATTTGTTATACATAATTTTAGAAGATATCGGAAAGGTTTTTTACCGAAAGAATTTATACTTGCAATATTAAAGTTGTATAATGATAAAACATTATTAAAAGGGGTAGAAGGGAAAGAAGTGGAATATTTAAATAGTAAGGAATTTATAAATTCACTTTATGGAATGTGTGTTACTGATATTTGCAGAGATGAAATAACATATAATGAAGATTGGGGAAAAGTATGTGTTGATTATGAAGCGGAAATAAATAAATATAATAAAAGTAAAAAAAGGTTTTTATTTTATCCGTGGGGAGTTTGGATAACTTCATATGCAAGGCGTAATTTATACACTGCCATATATGAATGTGGAAATGATTATGTTTATTCGGACACAGATTCTGTTAAGATTCTTAATTATAAGAATCATTTAAAATATTTTGAAAAATATAATGAAAACATACTTAAAAAGTTAAAGTATATGTGTAATGTTTATGAAATTGATATTTCATTGCTTTCACCTAAAAATATGAAAGGCGAAGTAAAACCTCTTGGTGTATGGGATTTTGAGCATATATATGACAAATTTAAAACATTAGGGGCTAAAAGATATATTGTAGAATATGAAGGAAAAAAAGTTCTTACAGTATCTGGACTAAATAAACAGTGTGCTATTAAATATATGGAAGAAAAATATGGTGATGAAGTGTTCGAGAATTTTAATGATGAATTGGAAATTCCGTCAGAATATACAGGGAAACTAACACACACTTATATTGATTATGAACAAGAGGGTCAGTTAACTGACTACCAAGGAAAAGTGGCGCATTTTCATGAAATGAGTTCTGTAAATTTGTCGGGAGCTGATTACACTTTGAAAATATCTAAGCAATATGCAGATTTTTTAAGAGGAATTGAGGATAAACGAATATGAGTAAAAATTCTATGTTTTGGTCTCATAAAAATATGTTATCAAAAGATTGTAATTATAATATGGTTATAAGAGAACGTGATAGCGGTAAAGTTTACAGTCTTAAAATATATACTGAAGCAAGATCTGAAAACGCTTTGAAAATACCTAAACAATATACAGAACATAAAAGGAATTGAGGATATGAGTAAAAATTCTATATTCTGGTCTCCTAAAAAAATATTATCAAAAGGTTGTACATATAATATGGTTATAGGAGAACGCAGTAACGGTAAAACTTATGGCGTTGAGTTATATGGTTTAAAGCAATATATCGAAAAGGAAGAGCAATTTGCTATTATAAGAAGATGGGGTGACGACTTTAAAGGTAAACGCGGTGCAACAATGTTTAATTCATTAGTGGCGAATGAAGAGATTAAAAAACTGACCAAAGGGGAATGGAGTGATATTTATTACTATTCTTCTCGTTGGTTTTTATGTAGATACGAAGATGACAAACGTGTAGTAGCTGATAAACCTTTGGCATACGGTTTTTCTCTTTCTGCTATGGAGCATGATAAATCTACATCATATCCCGACATAACGACAATTATTTTTGATGAGTTTTTAACACGTGGTGGATATTTACAAAATGAGTTTGTTTTGTTTATGAATGTTATTAGTACGATTGTGCGATTAAGAACTAACATAAAAATATTTATGCTTGGTAATACTGTTAATCAATATTGTCCTTATTTTGACGAAATGGGTTTGTATCGTGTTCGTAAAATGAAACAAGGGGATATTGATGTTTATGAATATGGATGTAGTGAATTAAAGGTTGCGGTTGAATATTGTGAATCCTTATCCAGTAAAGGAAAAAAGAATAGCAACTTTTTGTTTGCTTTTGATAATCCTAAATTAGAAATGATAACAACGGGTGTTTGGGAAATGGATATTTATCCTCATTGTCCTTATAAATACAAACCGAGTGAAGTAATTTTTAATTATTTTATTATATTTGATAATAATATACTCCAATGTGAAATAGTTGTTAGTAATAATATTACATTTACCTATATTCACAGAAAGACAACCGATTTAAAATATGAGGATTCCGACTTGATTTATTCTACAACTTATGATTCTCGTTGTAATTGGAGGCGAAATTTGATTAAATCGAAAGATAACATAGACCAACAAATAAAATGGTATTTTATAAATGATAAAGTTTTCTATCAAGATAATAACATAGGAGAGATAGTTAAAAATTATTTATTATGGTGTAAAGAAAGAGGGTAATTACCCTCTTTCTTTACACAATATATTTAAAATAAGAGAATGTAAATGAAGTGTTTTGATTTGATGTTATCTGAATAGATGAATTATATGTTATTCTATTCGCATCAAGATAATAAGTGGCCGGATACAAAATAGTTCCTATAGGCAATTCAATCGATTGTACGATATTATTCGAAGAATCCATGGCAAAATTAAATGTTCCTACTTCCTCTTGAACAGATATATAGTCAAAATCTAAATAGGTTGGTTGCCTGTTCACTCCTAAAATAGTAATCTGTGCTTGAGTTATATCAGATTCTTCTAATACAATCGATTGAAATGCTACTGTTGCTGTTTGTTTAATCGTCGCTATATCATAACTATTTAATGATAAGTTACTTTGTAACTCATATAATGTTTCACTTGTAATTACTTCTGCCGTTCTTGGTAAAATAGGATTTGTACTTCCTGTATATGAAAAACTATAAGTATAATTTTCCTTAACATTAAATTTAAATTTTGTGACATAATTAATTGTGTGTTGTTGTGACATAAAATTTAAAAACCCGTTAGCATCTAATGTTTGACTAGATTCCATTCCTCCTACATACGTATATATAGTCATAAAATTTTCCAAATCTTCATACATAGGTAATGACATACCAGCGTTTCCGTTAAATGTTAGTGTATAGGTAGGGGTTGCGACTTGTTGAGTAATATCAATATATATTAATGTTGGATTCTCAGTTACATTAATTAAATCACTTGTTCCTTTTCCATATATTGTTGTATTAATTTTTCCATCTGTAGAATAAATATGAGAGACAGGCTCATAACCATCATCAACATTAACATCGTTCCAAATTTGAAATGTTGTTACATTAGTAAATCGATTAGCGTCATTCAAAGTAATCCATTCGATTGCATTTATACTTATTTTAGGATATTTTTCACCTACGGCTGAATTAGTAACTACACCGAGAAGAGCACCTTGTTTTATTTCAATCACATTAGATAAATTACTATTTGTAAAAATTGTACCTTGTTTAGCAATTGCCTCAACTTGAATTAAATTACTATTTGAGGGTAATGCGGTATCATAAAAAATAATGTATACTATATTATTATCTATAGTTTGTTCGTATAAATTTTTATTGATAAAAATTCCATTAGCATACACATTATATTCATACGCATTGAGGTTATTGGTAAATGAAATACCTTTATCCTCAAATTTACTAATAACAGGAGCATCTAATTGTAAATAATTACTATCCTCTAATATAATTCCATTTTTTAAAATATCCATAAGTTCTTCTTTCTCATCTTTAGTTATTGTACTGAAATTTTCTAAATGACAAGAATTAACTACTGTAAATCCAAATTGTTCGTTTAACTTGGATGTTTTCATAGATGGTTTACCATATAACTTGGCATATGATTGGGGCTCAATTGAATTAATAACTCTCTTATATAATATTATATATGGTTGTCTGTCAAGAAAAATGAAAGAGGAATTACTATTACTTTTATTAATAGTACTAAAGGGATTACTAATAGCGTCAACAGCTGAATTAATAGCGCTTGATACAAACTGCATAGGATTAATTAATCCCGTTGGAGACGAAAATGCGGCTCCTATAGATTTAAATAGATTATTTTGCTTTATGTAATTATTGTTTACTGACCCTAGAGGTATATCAATTCCGATCGTTCCATTGAAAATATAAATAGGTAGATCTTGTGAATCTGTAATTGTTGCTTCTACTTCACCAGTATTCAAATCTATATCATAATAAACATAAAATTTTTTACTACTCGATGCCAATATTTCGTTGGCCGAAATCGGTTTTATTCCGATAAAGGGTAAATATATTTCGTATGTTGTGTAAGGCTCGTAATCTAGAAAATTATTAAAAGTTTGTAAATCATATCGGGCGAATTCTGCCATTAAAAAGTGAGGATTAAAAAAACGATTAATTTTTTTACCTTGAATCTCCGTGGCAAATCCCCCAATTAGCACAGTAGACAATTCTTCGATTCCGGTTGAAGATATAGTTTCTAGTGAAAATGGATACATTCTTAACGAATGAATGCCCTGTATAGGATCAGCCCATAATTTTGCAAACGAATCCGGTAAATTAGTTGACAATAAGAAATCTACAAAATTATTTAGATCCGTGTATTTAATAATGTAGTTAGCCGAAGCTTCTGTATAAGGACGTAATGATTCAAAATTCATAACTATTTAACCACCTGTAACACAAAGCAATAATCATCCATATTAAGAAATGGATTTATTTTCGTTCTTATAGTATCAAACACCATGTAAAGAGTTCTTGCCTTTTCACAAGGCAGATCTTTATCAACCAAAAAAGCGTTATAATCATACTGGTTTCTTTCTATTATACATTCAGTATCTAATATTTCATCTCTATACGACATCAACACATCAACATGCATGTCTATTTGCCATAAGTTTGTAGCAATCGATATTATATTTGTAACATAATAATAGCGATTGAATTTTGGAAGATAAACATAATTAAACGTAGGAAAATCATTCATTTCAATTATGATTGATGGATTTGTAATAGATGTCTTATCACGTAAATATCCGTTCAAGGTTGAAACATTTTCAAGAAAATTAGTTTTATCAAGTCGGTTTTGCTCCGCATTGTTATGATATAAAATCATGTCCAAAGAGCCATCATCATATTCCTTAAGATTATTTTTTAAAAAATTAGCAAGTTCCTCCGGAATTTCTTGTTCCTCTCCGAAATCTATTGTTTTATTCTGCAATTCAGTTATAAATTGATGATTAGAATATATCTTTAAACTATCTTCAGGATATTCAGACCCTGGTGTATTGCCTTCTATGTTACACAAATATATATCCGATATATCGCCCTCGACATTTGTGTATCCTTGCTGTACCCAAGCACCATTATTTTTATAATCCAATAACATGTAATTATATGTTTTTTCATTTATTGTTACATGCAAAGGAATTATTCCACGGTCCAATGACGAAGAAGATAATGCAGGATCTGTAACTACTGATGGAATCGTGTATTTTCCCTTAATACTACCCCCCGGTAAAGTCTTTAACCAACTTTCTACACGTTGTACTGTCGATTTAAGTACTAACGGATAACCATTTAATAATATACCTTTGTTATACCTAATATAAGTTCCATACAATGTCGATGTTCCGTCTTTGTAATATGTGGTCACTGCAGACGCATAAGTATTTACACTAGCATAAATTTCATAATTGTATGTTGTAAAACCGTCTGCGTCTTTCATTTTTGTATGAAAACCGTTATTAATAGTACTATAATTTACTGTACCACTACTATATCCTGTCAAAATGCGATACCAATAGGCCATAAAATTAATCCTTTCTATATAGGGAGGCGGGGTGTAAGAACCCGCAAACTTACACCCCGTTTATGTGATACTTAAGCGACAAAGAAAACTACGAAGTTCTCATTGAGGTCGTTAAAGTAACCTGCTTTATATTTATAGAAATAATTTGTGAAATCTGCTTTTGCATTATATTGCGTATTCACCCATTGTTCAATATTAGTAACACCCAGAGCATATCTATCAAACATAACGCCCAGAATACCACTTGCGGTTACAGTATTACCACTACCAGAAGTAACATTGATAGCACTGGTAGAACTAAATGCATAATCAACACCGCTACCTTGCCAGTAAGGAACAACTTCATACTTTGTAATAGCAGTAAACTCGTCATGATAAACATCAGACTGCAAAAATACATCAGCAGAACGGGCAAACTCAGACAAAAGGATAAAATGCTGATCCTCTTTCGGTGTAAACTTTTGCGTTTCACCTACATTAAAAAGTGTAGACATACGGGATAATCTATCAGAGTAAAGTCCCATATAGTAAGAAGCAAAACGTACAAATTCAGGAGTTGTAACAGCCTCAGCCGCAGTAAGAGTTGCCGAATATCTCTGATTATAAAGATAAAGTAAATTGACCGCCCTCGTGTGCGAAGCTCCATTAAATACTGAATCACTGTTATAATCCTTATACAGTGTATCAGCAATGGCACTGTTAATTGTACGCATAATTAGATTGTCAATGGCAATCGTAAATGCTTTACTAATTTCATTGAATATCATGGAGATGAAACCGTCAAGTTCTGCAACCCCCGTAAAAGCACTGCGCAACTGCTTCTCTGTTATGGTTCTATCAACTTCAAAAGTTACATATTTAGAGAAAAATTTGACATACACATCCGGCAAATTAACTTGATTAGGGTCGTAACTAGCGCCATTAACCAGTTCATAGCTTTCATTTTCTACTGCTTCAGGAATAGCCGAACTGATTTTTTGTGTTACACTTCCCCACATTACACCGTCCATATATACAGACGGAGCAAGTCCATTATATGGACGATTAACAAAAACAATTTTACCGATACGGTCTACCAATTTTTTCACATAATTATCAAAAGAATTTGCGTTAAAAATGGAATTTCCCACATCAACAATATTAGATAAATCTTCTTGAAGTAGAGCAAGTCTTCCATCAGTCTCTTTCAAGGCGTTGTTTACAATTTCATAAATTTGTGATACTTGCATAAATTAACCTCCAATAGTTTTACTAGTAAACTGAACTTTATCATCTGGCGTAATACTCATTTGTACTGTAGTGATTGAATTATCCCCAACTATTTGATACCCGCCTGCCATATTTATCTCCTTTACGAATAAATTTTTACAGTTAAAATGTCATCAACTGTTTTAAAAACTTCTTCTATATAATCCCACAAGCGAAATTCGATTTCCTTCATCATTATCTCTTGTGGTGTAATTCCACTACTTCCACCTTCTTTAGTTATGATGGAACTTGTTGTTTTGTCATTACTGTCGTTTCCGGTCTTATTGTTTTTGTCTGTAAGATTATTAAATGTCTCTGTCTCTTCTGTTGTCGCATTATTAACATTATTGGCTACTGGATTCTTAGAACTGGAATTAAACCCGTAATAATTATTATCGATGTTGTTGTTTCCTGATGCATTACTCGCAATAGAGCCAGTTCGTACATTAGTATTAATGGTATTATAAGTTGTAACAAGATTGTCATTACTATTTATTGTTTCCTTATAATGTAGTAAATCAATAGGGCTATATTCACTAATATAAATGTTATATAAATTATCCCATATATGACTATAATGCGCGTAAATAATCGCGCACAACATGTTAAGATTAACATCAGAAAGAATTCCATCCACAAGCAATTTTTCAACAAAGGGGGAAATAATCTTTTCACCAGAATGATTACCTATATATTCGTAATCTAGTTGCTGACCTGTTATAAATTTACTCCATAGAACATTGGAGTGCATATCTGTTATACGTGTAAACACACCATCTGTAATTTTTATTACATCAATTAATTGTGTTCGATTCGTCATTTACAGTGTCACTTCCTTTCTGCTCAATCTCTTCTACTTGTGAGTCAGTTATCTGATCTAACATCTCCTCATGCTGTTCCCAAATGGAAGATAATTTTACAGATATATTTGTACCATACATAGCATTCACTTTATTCCAGCATGTACGTCTACAATTTAACATATCTGTAACTAGTGGATAAAGTGTGTCTACGTTCATAGATGCCTCCCCACTCATTATTCTTTCACGCTTCATATTATAGTTTGAATTAATCCCTAGAAGATTTTTCCATGCGGCTTGTAAATATTGATGATGTTCAATTAAATCCGTGAGAGACTGAGACCCAGTATTTGCATATGGAATTGTTTTTATCGCTTCAATAAAAGCTTGGTCTGTAATAACACCCAATTTTCCATTTATAACATCTTCGATAAAAATCTCACATTGCTTGCGTGAAGCATCCGTATTAGCCGTAAGTAGAGAAACAATACGGGATTGAATAACAGCCATGTTCATTGTTATATCGCTTTCAACAAGCTGTGAAGCGTATCGAGTAAATAACGGAATTAATCCTATAAATGAAGAATCATTATACATAAGAATACATTCTTCATCAATTTTTAAATCATAAGACCAATTCAAGGCCGGATTAGCCCCGATAAATCTTTCCGGAATATAATAAGGATTGGGTTTTCCGCCCAGCTCTCCACCAAGCATTCGAAGCTCGCCATCAGGGCATCTTGTAACGCAAGTTTTCCCTTGAACTTTCAACATCAATTCTATTTCACGTTGGGGCATCGTTTCAGGTAATCCCTCATACTCAAAAATAGATGAAGTTGAATTAAGCATCAATGAAATATAATAAGTGAGAGAGGATTGTTTGTCATTTACAGATGAATTATATGCTAAAGAATCAAGTACTTTGTTATAAAACTTATAGTCCATGTTTTTTTACTCCTTGTGAGAATAATCAACAAGACCCTCTCCAACAATGTAAGCAATAACCGAAGCGAGCGACATAACAATACCAGATATTTGCGCAACATCATTATCATTAAGTCCAAACGCTACGCATAAACCGCTTATTAATCCAGCAACTGCTACCCATAGTTTACGGGATGTTAATTTTTGTTTCCAATCCATACTATCACCTCACCAACAAAGAAAATAACGTAGTGATTCCAGCAGTTATAACAGCGGTAATAATCACTGTTAAAATGTTCGATGGCTTTTGTTCTATATCGGAAATTCGTTCATTCATTGTTAATATCGTTTTCTCCATTTGCTCTTGCAAAGTAGTCAAACGTGAAACACAATTCGACAATTCAATAAGCATGTTATCATGCTCTTCCATCATATATACACTCACCCCATTATTATTATACATAAATTATAGCTTTTTGTCAATAACTACGTGTAATATTTTACACGTTTTTTTTGTTATTACGTGTAATATTATATACTAGATCATCTAGTTACCGATACTAGATCATCTAGTTTTCAATACTATGTATGGCCAACTTTTGCCTGGGGCAACGCCTGCGCGGAGAGAGGGGGCAAGGCTTT